TGAACTTCATTAAACTGTGCTTGACTCTGAATAAGGTTTTCAAGAGAAGCAACATGTTTAAGATCTGTGGATTGCATTAATTGGTATAAGTGGGAGAAACTTTGTGCAAGTACTAGTGTATCATGTATGTACAAAAATTCATCACAAGTGCGGCCAGCTACTTTAACTGACCACTCGCTCAGGCGCGTCTGTATGTAGGTAAACATATCCGCATCCTCTTGTGACATCTGCGTACCACGTTCCTTACAAAAATCGACGTGGTCCAGCATTTTCTGCGACCACATATTTATAGTGTCGACTATAATAGTGCGTTTCTTCTCCAACATCTCATCTGTCTTCTGATTAATAAGAAAGCAATCAAGAGAAACTTCGGCTCCTTTACAAAGAACCGCATAGCTCTGATTGGCACCGAAAATGTTCTCATACCAACGCTTGTAAGTACCGTAGCGTGGTAGAGGACTCTCTCCGTCCTTATTGATCAATAATTGGTGCCACCAATCGGCAAAGTTCTTGATGACACCATTGGGTAGCGCGTCGTAGGCCAATGCCTGGGACACATAGGCATCACCCATGGTTTCTTCATCAAATTGGAGACCCTGGCACATGACCTTTATAAGAGGCAAGCGGCCACAATGGATCCTTCCAATCTTTGCGCGGGCCAAACTGTTATCGTTGCGAGCAAAAGTTGTTCTGTAACTATTCATGTTAGTCATAAATAGGCTCTTCAAACGCTCAATTCGGTCGCTAAGGTCATCGAAGCGGGCTTGTTTTTCAGCCAAGGCTTCGACGAATTCACGTTCTGCGTCACTACAGTCTTGAGAGGAAGACTCCGTATCAGAGTCCTCACTATTAAGTTCTTCAGCTGAGTCGCAAGGACGTACCATTGGTTGGCAAGTAACAATTTCTTCAGGGAGTTCGGCGGCAACTGGTTGATCAGGCAACAAGACAACAGGGGAAGGTGGGGCTGGTATGGCGACTGCTGGTTTTTCAACAACTATCACTTTCTCTTTCAAGGCTTCCCACTTCGAAATCTGGGAAGCGTGCCATGCCTCATAATCATCATCCAACTCACCCACGGTTTTAATCTGGAGTTCGTAAGGGTCCTCGTGTCTTAAATTGCAATTTGGAGCCAAACAACTACCAAGGCAATAAGCAGGGCAATAGCCACCGTATGGATAATCCGTTTTGAGGTATTTAACAACTGCTCTAACGGTCTCAACATTCTTGCCCAAATCTGCGGCGAGTTTCTCGATATGTGTATCGGCAACTCTGGCAGCCGTAGGGTTGGGCACCTTGATAATTTCAGTCTTAACCACCTGGATGGCGGGGCTAGGACTGACGGCCGGCCGTGCCGGCGCAGGGTTGGCGACAACAATTGCGACCTTCTCCACGGTTTTAGCTCGTTTCTTAGCGGCGCGCCTAGCATTACGCTTGCGGTTCCTTTCGGCCCGGCGGAGCCTCCGTTTTTCAGCCTTATCTACAGTTACAGTCTCGTAAACAAAACTCTCCTTAAGCCCTTTTACGGGAACGAGATTCCGGCGAGGACTCGCTGGAACCTTTGCTGGCTGAGAGATTTGTTTTTCGACCTTTGGGGCTTCTACGGGAGGCACCATCTCTGTTGCCTTCTCCTTGCCCTTGGCAGAGGATGGCGCAGTCTTAGGTGCCTCAGGCGCGGCTTCTACAGCCGGTAAAATTTCAGCTAAGGTAGGCCGATTGGGGTTTGTATTTCCCAACAACTCATCAAGGGTTTTAATCTTGGGTGTGGGCCCAACCTTAATAATGCCCTTGTCAACCATGGCCCTATGCAGAGGGTGTTTCGGGTTGGCATAAGGGTTGTTGTGCTGAAATTTGCATTCCGCACCACGTCTACAAGAAGACATGATGTAACTAACGCAGTAAGGCTTCTCGGAGGGATGCCTAACCTGCAAGTCATAACGGATTGCATCAAATAATTCGGCACGGGCTTCTCTTGACATCCTCTTTGGTGGACCCGGATTGAGCTCGATGCCAACCAGAAAATTACCATCAAGATGTACATCATACTCATAGGCAATTAAGGCTAACACGGCACTAATAGGCAGATGTCCGGGACCTGTGACACTCATTGTGATATATCCATCAAATTCAGTGCTACAATCAAAAACAACCCAATGATCATTGTCACCAATTACGAACGCACCGCCCAATCCTATGACTTCCGGGAGCATAACGGCATCACCGGTGCAGGTATAGG